CGATATTGAATTAGACGGCGGCGACGAGTTTGGTGGCGATGATTTAGGTGGTGACGACATGGGTGACATGGGCGGTGACGACTTAGGTGGCGACATTGGCGGCGGCGATGCTGAAGGTGAATTCCAAAACATCCGTGATGCAATTGACAGCTTAGAAGCCGAATTTGCTAAGTTAACCGGCGGCGATGAAGCTGGCGAAAACGACGGACAAAGTGGTACTGGCTCTGCTGATTTTGGCGGCGCAGGTGAAGATGATGGTCAAAGCGGTACTGGCTCTGATGAGTTCGGTGGTGCAGAAGACGAAGCAAGCGACGAAGAAATGTTTGCTGAAGGTGAAAACCCATTTGCTAAAAAGGGATCTGGTATGTCTGGTAGCGGCGCA